ACAAAACCTTTTATTGAGGTATCCTTGAGAATAGTATTACCTTCTACATTTAAATTTTGAAAATTTCCATCTTTTAAACATCCTGATTCACTCATTTATACTATAAGCAAAGAAAATAATTTTAAGTAATTTAATTTAACAATTTAATTATAGAAATTTCCAATTTAATTATAGAAATTCTCCATTTAATTATAAATTAATTAACAAAAATAATTATCCCTTTCTAATAATTTTATTATTAATAAATACCATAAAATTATTATTTATTAAAATGTTATTATAATTTAATTAAATTTAATTTACGTTTTTTTCCAAAATTATTTTCTTTGCTTATAGTATAAAATGGGAGGAGGTTTAATGCAATTAGTCGCTTATGGCGCTCAAGATATCTATCTTACAGGAAATCCACAAATTACTTTTTTCAAAGTAGTTTACAGAAGACACACTAATTTTTCTATGGAAGCTATTGAACAAACTATGAGTGGTAATCAAACTACTAGTGGTAAATCAACTGTAACTATCTCTAGAAATGGTGATTTAATCAGTAAAGTTTATTTACAAAATGTTTCTAGTGGTGTTCCAGCAGTAAACACCATTGAAAATGAAGGCTACAATATTTTAGATTATGTTGAACTTGAAATCGGAGGTCAACGAATCGATAAACATTATGGACACTGGATGGAAGTCTGGTCAGAACTAACTGAACCAAATGATGTTGGTCATAAAGCAGCTGCCACCGTTGTTGGTGGTACACAGAATATTGCTGATGCAACAAACTCCAAAGATAGCACCTTTGCTACTGGTACAAGATTTCAAAGAATGGCTGGCGCAGGTGGTGTTGCTGCCGGTCAGTTGACGGGTGCTACTTATCATGTTCCACTTCAATTCTGGTTCTGCCGAAACCCAGGTCTTGCTCTTCCACTTATTGCCCTTCAGTATCACGAAGTCAAACTTGTTATTGCCTTCAGTTCTGCTAAACATGCAACTAATCAAACCGTTACAACTTGGTGTGATTACATTTACCTTGATACTGAGGAAAGACGTAGATTCGCTCAACAATCACACGAATACCTTATTGAACAAGTGCAACACTCTTCATTTAGTGACACTAACAAAGCTAAAGAGCTTAACTTTAACCATCCAGTTAAAGAACTTGTTTTAACTGGCACGCGCAGCGCCACTACTTTTACACCTGCAGCCCTTCAAAATACATACCAACTTAAATTAAATGGACATGATAGATTTGCCGCAAGAAACTTTACTTACTTCACACGTGCACAAATCTGGTCTCACCACACTGGTTTTGGTGGAGTTTCCGCACGTGATTCTATAGGTGTATACTCATTCGCCCTCAAACCAGAAGAACACCAACCATCTGGAACATGTAATTTCTCTCGAATTGATAACGCCCAACTTGTTCAAGGTGATGGTGCAGCAGTTGAAGTTTACGCTGTCAACTACAATGTTCTCCGAATCATGAGTGGTATGGGTGGTCTCGCATACTCCAACTAAGTTTTTTAAGAAAAAGCTTTAGCAAAAAATTACTTTTTATAAAAAAGTAAAGCAAAAAAATTTATTTTATTTTTATTTATTAAAACTTTTTAAGAAAAAGTTTAACAAAAATCTTTTTTTATCTAAACTTTTAGCAACAATTAATATAAGCTATACACATTAAACCTATACCAATTAAGAATGAATAATTATAAATGAAATCCCAAACTTTTTTATGTTCTTTAGAAACATGTTTTAAAGAACCAGAAACTTCTCCTTTATGTAAATATAAACAATTCTTATATTTCATTTCAATTGATTTAAGAGGAATATAATATAACACATAGTTTAAGATATAAGGTTTAATATATAGTAAATAACCCATACACACAATAATATTATCAATTAAACTCCATTTATGTTTTTCACTAGATTCTGATGTCATTTTTTATTTATTGTATTTTTTACAATTTTATTATTCAATTTTATTAAAACTTTTTTCTAAAAAGTTTAAAGAATATTAAGATAGTAAGATTAATGGATAAATTTAATAGTAATTATACTAAATTTGAAGATCAAGAATCTGAACCAGATAACTCATTATATATGTCTATAGAAGAAGATAATGAAGCCTTAAAGTATGCTGATAATGATAGTGATAATAATAACAAATTTAATGCTAGTATTAATAGAAAAATAAATGAAAGTAGAACTTTCAGGTCTATTGATTTACATCAACCTAGTAACACACATCATGATATTTGGTCTCCTAATTTTGATAATTCTTGGAACATAAATAATTCTAAAAAAAAAACATATTATGATACTGAAAAAATGTCTGATAGTATAGATGAAACTAAAGAATCACTTAAGAAAAATTTAATTGATTTAAATGAACGTAAATCAAAATTAAATAATATAGAATCTATTTCTGATATGTTAGAAATCAATGCTGCTAAATTTCAATCTAATAGTAGAAAATTAAAATATGAAATAATTGGTAAATATACTTTTCACACTATATGTATAATATTAATAATTCTCTTTATAGTAACTCTTATAGTAATAATAGTAAAATCATAGTATAAATAAAATTGATTCTTTTATTTATTTTAAATAAATAAACAATAACATTAATCCAAAGATGTGTAGAAATAGTAAATTTGCTTCTTTGGCTTATAATCAAGCACTTAGATCTGAAATGACATTTAAACATGGTGCTATTATTACTAAAGGAGCAAAAATAATTGTTAGTAGCATGAACCAAGGCAATAGAACCAGCACATTGGGACAGATTCATAGTAGTGTTCATGCTGAGATAGCAGTGGCAAGTCAATTGATAAACAGATTTATTAGAAAGAAGACAAGAAATAGAAATGAATATAAAAACTATCTAAAAAAATATATAATTTGGGTAGTGCGAGCACCTTCATACAAAAAAGCACAATTGAATAGTCAATATATGAATTCAATGCCTTGTAAAATGTGTATTAATAAATTGACTACTTTGGGTTTTACGAAAATAGGTTATTCAGATGAAAATGGTAAAATGGTAGTTACAAATCTAAGCAATATTAAGAAAGTTCAAATTTCATCAGCACAAAAACAATTTAGTGAACATTACAAGTATTAATTTAAATTTTTTAAATTATTTAAAAACATAGTCTATATTTTATATCACAATGGAATCTATATATAAATTAGTTGGAAACACACCTTTAGTAGAATATAAAAAAAATATTTATGCTAAATTTGAAGCATATAATCCTTCAGGATCAATTAAAGACCGTCCAGTTTTTTATATTATAAAAAAAGCAATTAAAAATGATACCCTTAAACCTAATCAAACTATAGTTGAAGCCAGCAGTGGAAACACAGGAATATCTGTAGCATTTATTTCATCATTATTAGGCCATCCATGTAAAATTATTATGCCATCTGATATGAGTAATGAACGTAAAAAATATATAAAATTATTTGGAGCTGAACTTATAGAAGTTGAACCAGGAGATTTTAAAGGAGCCATAAAACTAAGAAATGAATTAGCAGAGAAAAATGATTGGTTTAATGTGAATCAATTTCATAATAAATTAAATATAGATTGCCATTATGAAACAACTGGAACAGAAATAGTAAATCAAATGAGAAATGAACGAAAACCAATTATAATTCCAGATGTTTTAATTAGTGGAACTGGAACTGGTGGAACTATAATGGGTGTATCAAAAAAATTAAAAGAATTAAATCCTAAATTAAAAGTTATTGTTATTGAACCTGATGAATCCCCAGTTATGTCTGGTGGAAATCCAGGATTACATAAAATACAAGGTATAGGTGATGGCAGTAAATTTTTAGTTGATATGACTATTGTGGATGATATTATAAGAATAAAATCAGATGATGCTATAGAAAAAGCCAAAGATTTATGTAAAAATGGTTATTTTGTAGGTATTTCTGCAGCAGCAAATATTTTAGGAGCAGAAAAATATTCTAAAGAAAATCCTAATGATACTATAGTAACTTTCTTTTGTGATAGAGGGGATCGCTATTTATCCATGATGTTTTAATTTATAATTAATGTATTAGAATATGAACATAATGATAATTTATATATTTCATGTATAATTCTAGCATTTACTTCTGGATTTATTTCACATTTTCCATCCCAAGGTTTATCTATAGGATATTTAGCCCATACAAAATCAGGATGACTATCTGAAATCCATTTTTCATTTTTTTCACATATATATCCAGATATATCATGAACTGTATTCACATATCCCCATAAGTTTTGATTTTGTTCTGGATAAGCTGTACTTTTTATTTTAAAATTATAATAATCTGTTGTTCCTTTTCTTGGAACTACATATTGTAATGGACATGTTTTATACTTATGGACTGATACTTCATCATAAGCATAATTCCAAACTTGTTTATTGTGATCGATGTCCATAATAAAGGGTCTATCATTTTTACACATAATATCTAATATATTTAGTAATTCTGATGGCAAAGGTTCTTCTTTAGATTTTTTAGAATCTGTATTATTCCTAGTTCCAAAAAATAATGATATGTTTGGTTTAATCGCATTTTTACATGCTATAATAAGAAGTTGTTCTATTTGTTCTGGTGTAAAAGTAGTTAATTTATTTTTATGTTTTACTGTTACACCATATTTAGGATATGTATATAATGAAGACATAATAGCACCATAATTACAGAATCCTGCCCAAGACTTATCATCTCTTTGCGAATCACATGAAATATAATAGTGTTTCTTTTGATATTCAATTGCCGATGTACCAAACAGTCTATCATATTTATATAAAGCATTTCCATTCGCATATAAATTATTTGTCACATCATTTTCTTCTAGTTTACGCATAGGCCACCAATGATAATATTCTGTTTTTTTAGTGCTTTGCCATTTTAAAATACAACTATCAACCAGTTTAATTGGTTTTATTTTATTTTTTTTTTTAATACAACTATTTCCCATTTTTATTAATTACACTTAAAAGCTTTATATATTTATTAAATTATGATTTATATAAATATTTTATATGGTAGTTCATGTGTTGGTAAAACAACTTTTATGAATAAACAAAAGAATAAATCCATTAATATTGAAATAGATAATTGTAAATATTGGCTTTTTAAAGAATCAGAATGGAGTGATATTTGTATAAATTATTTAATAGAAAATATCATACATAATTTACACAAATCTGATATGATTTTTACGTGTGGAGAATTACCATTACCAAATGATCCAATTTATAATCAATTAGAAAAAGAATATAGTATTAAATTTATTCATACACTTATTCTAGTAAAAAATGAAGATAATTATAAATTATATATTAACCAAAGAAAAAGAGAACATATAATCAATAAATTATTAGAAGATTACAAATGGCGTGAAAGCACAAAAGAATTGTATGATGAAATTATTTACAACTAACTTTAAGTAAAACTACTTAACCTATAACAACTTCATCATAATCAGCATTTACCCTATCTCTACAATATTTATATTTAGGATTGTATTTACATTCTAAAAACCAATCTGATAATTTAGAAACATATTTTTTTTTATATGAATTTTTCCATTCAAAATATAATTTTGTTCTGCCTTCAAAATAGTTATCTATAAAATTATAAATTGGATTATTACCAAAACCTATAGAATGTAAATTCTCTGATAAATCTGGTAAATCTGTTATATTATTATTTACACAATAAAAGTATTTAATTTTATATGGAAGATACGGAAGTTTATTCAATTTATTATTAGAACAATAAAGCATCCGCATATTTAGAGATAATGTAGGCAACTCGGACAAATTATTATCTGATGTATACAACCATCCAAGTTTTTTAGGGAGTTCCGGTAATGAAGTTAATTTATTATTACAACAATGTAAACATTCTAAAAAAGGTGGTAGCTTAGGTAAATGTGTTAACTTATTATTACTACAATCTAATGTTACAAGATATACAGGTAGTTTTGGTAAACTAGTTAAATTATTATTACTACAATTTATTTCGGAAATAAAATCATAATCTATAAATGTTAGTAATTCATCAAATGAATTAACACTAGATTCAATACCATATTCACATTTAATAGTAATCATATCTTTAATAAAAAAAAACAAAATAAAAATAAAAATCAATTTTCTGTTAAACCACATCTTAAATCTGTGTCACAGTGCTTGAAACCATGATATTCTTCAAATTTTTTTTTATATTCTGGTTCTTCTTTAAATTTAGTTTCAAATACATCAAGTATAGCTCTTGTAAGTTGTCGTTTAGTTTTATAGTTTTCCGGATGTAAATCGTAAAAAAATGCGATTCCATTTAAATCATCTCTAGTAAAACCGGGCATATTTTTAACATAATTTCTTACTTCATAATAATCATATTCTAATACTAAATGAATATAAATATCATTTAAATACTTATCGTTATCATATTCATACTCTGTTTCAAAACGTAATCGAGAATAGTATCTATTATCTGAATAATCCATTATAAACTGGATATTTTAATAAAAATAAAAATAAACGCAATTAAATGTGATTTCAAGTTATTATGGTAAATCTAAATCTAATAAACTACCAAAGGTTTATACTAAATGTTACATTTCACAATGACCCGGATATCGAGGATATGGAATAATATCTTTAATATTATAAATACCAGTTACTAACATAATTAGTCGTTCAAAACCCAATCCAAATCCACCATGTGGAACACTACCATATTTCCGTAAATCTAAATACCATGGAATAGAAATATCTAAGTTATCCATTTTCTCTTTTAGAAGATCATAATTATCTTCACGCATCGAACCACCAATAATTTCCCCAATATTAGGAACTAATATATCCATTGCCTGAACTGTCGGAATAACAGGTTCCATTGTCTTACCATCAATAATACCTTCATTTGGAATAGGATTAGGTTTCATGTAAAATGATTTAATTTTTGCTGGAAAATCTGTTACAACTAATGGACCACCTACTTTAGAAGTCATATATTTTTCATGTTCAGAATCCAAATCATAATCTAATGGTAGACATTTATCAGTTGTTTCAACTGGTCCTTCAAATATATGTTTTCCTCTTGCTATTTTTTTAAATTTCTTGTGTTCTAATGTTGGATCTCTAATAATTGCCAAACCATTTTCAATATCACTATTAATGTTCTCAATCACTTCTTTATAAGTCATTCTAGTAAATGGCGTTTCTACTATTTTTTGTAATAATTCTTTAAGATTAGAATCATAATGTTTTGTAAAGAAATCAACTTCTTCACCACATTCTTCTAAGGCTGTTTTAACACAGAATCGCAAATAATCTTCAGCCAAATCAATAAGGTCTTTAAAATCAATAAAACATAGTTCTGGTTCAATCATCCAAAATTCTGCCAAATGTCGTGTAGTATGTGAATCTTCTGCTCTAAAAGTTGGACCAAAAGTATAAATATCACCAAGTCCACAAGCATACGTTTCACCATGTAGTTGTCCTGATACAGTTAAATTTACTGGTTTACCAAAGAATGGTTCTTCTTCACCTGGTGCTCCAAGCATATTAGAAATTCCAAATGTTTCTCCGGCACCTTCACAATCATTCCCAGTTATTACAGGCGTATGAACATATTTAATACCATGATTTCTATAAAATGTATGTGTTGCCATACTTATAGCATCTCTCATTCTAGCAACTGCAGCAATAGTTTTAGTTCTGACTCTTAGATGAGGATATTGTCTAATATAATCTAATTTTAATTTACTTTTAGAAATGGGATATTCACTAGCATTTACCTTTCCCATAATTTTTAAACTGATACATTTCATCTCAATAGCTTGTCCTTTTGCTGGACTATCAACAATAATACCAAATACTTGTAATGATACACCTTTTGTTCCATCTTGATAAATTGTATCTAATTTTTCTAACTCACTCGGTGTTTCAGGATTTAAAATAATTTGTAATGAAGACATACAACTACCATCTGTTAATGTAATAAATGCCAAACCATTTTTTTGTTGAACTCTCATAGTCTCAATCCATCCACATACATTTAAACATTTATTAAGATATAATAAAGGTGTATCAAATAATGTGCTAAGAACTAATCTTTTTCGTATAAACATTTTTATTTAAAAAAAATATAAAATATAAATTATTCAATTTTTATAAATAAGTAAAAATATAAATTATCGTCTTCGTCTTCCCATTCTAGAACCTATAGCACCACCTAAAACACCCCCAATTAAACTACTACTACCTCCAGAACTTCCGCTTCGATAAGCATCACGCATAAGTTTGCTTTGAATAACAGAACTTGATTCATAATCATATTTAGTGGCACCAGGTTTAGTTAAAGTTAAAAATAAATATAAATTATCATTTAATTTATATTGACCCATGGCAACACTTCCAATAGTAATTAAAATAAAAATAACTATAAAAACCATAGCCAATTTATTAATTTTACCTCTATCAAATAAGTTATTTAATTTAAATTTATAATCTACAAAACCATAAACTACTACGATAATAGAAAATATTAAACCTATTATTAATGCTTTTTTAAATGGACTAGCCATCATTTCATATAAAGTAGTATTGTAAGTTTGTATAAGTTTAGGGTACCATTTTGATTTTGCTTTTCTAAATTTTAATAATTCATTATTACTTAGTTTTCTTGGATTACTTAAAATTCTATTATCAAACATTATATACTATTATATAATATTTTATTCATAACAATTATTATTATTATATTCTTCCATATTTTCTTCATATTCAGATTTAGCATCAGAAGACATTTTATTATATGTTTCTTTATCTTCACATGCTCTCCACATTTTACCTAACTCCTTCATAACATCACCCATTTTAAATTTAGGATTTTTTTTCATAATATCATTCCGATGCTTATCACAAAAATATAAGAAAGACGATTTAGGACGTTTAGGCATCAGTGGATCTCTTTGTTTTTTAATTTTTAATTGATCACCTAGAAATTTCTGAACCAATTCATCATATTTATCTAATTGTCCTGTTTCAGTAAGAACTCGTTTAATCAATTTCTTATGTGAATTGAACCACATTTGATTAAGATCAAGAGTATTGTTTTGGAAAAAATTACTAGCCATTGTTATATTATATTCTTGTTAAGACCTTAAATCATATTTTATAATTCAATTTTGTTTACTTAAAAATATTTTAAATAATTTTCATAATGAATGAACTACGTATAGGAATATTAGGGAATGTTGATAGCGGAAAAAGCACTATTATAAGTGTTTTAAAAGAAAAACTACTAGATAATGGACGAGGATTAGCACGTAGAAAAATTCTTAAACATAAACATGAACAAGAAAGTGGACGAACATCTAGTATTACTCATCACTATTATATAGACGAATCTAAAAATAAAATTTTATCATTTATAGATTTAGCTGGTCATGAAAAATATTATAAAACAACCATTTTTGGTGTTAATGGATGTTCTTTAGATTATATAGTATTAATGATAGGAAGTAATATGGGTGTAACTAAAATGACTATAGAACATTTAACTTTAATATTAGTTTTAAAAATACCATTTATAATTGTTTTCTCAAAAATAGATATTTGCCCTCCGAATATTTATAAACAAACATTTACTACCTTAACTAAAATGTTAAAAAAATACAAAATTTATCAAGAACTTCAAGAAATCAAGACCTTAGATTCATCTAAACAGAATTATAATTTTACAGATTCAAAAGTTATTCCATATTTCAATGTTTCAAATGTTAAAGGAAATAACATAGACCTTCTAAGAGATTTTCTTTTAAATATAAAAAATGTATATAATTGGCAGGAATTAAAATTACAAAAACAAAAATGTATAGTTGAAGATATATTTTTTGTTAAAGGAGTAGGTATAGTTATCACAGGAACTGTTATATCTGGTATAATTAATAAAGGAGATAAAATAATGATAGGTCCATTTAATGGAATATTCCATGAAATACAAATAAAATCTATTCATGATAATTTTAGAAAACTGATTAATAGTATTGAATCTGGTAAATCTGGATGTTTTAATATAAAATCACTGGATAAACATTTTCATTTAAAACGATCTATTTTAAAACGTGGTATGATTTTATTGGATAAAACCCATAATAATCATACTTATAAAGAATTTGAGGCAAAAATAAAAATTTTACATCATCCAACTACAATTAATAAAAAATATGAAGCAACTATTCATTGTGGATCAGTAAGACAAATAGCAACTTTAATTGAAATTAAAAATAAAAATAATACTATAATTGATGATGAAAATGAAAATTGTCTTAGAACTGGTGATACATCAATTGTAAGGTTTAAATTTAAAAAAAAACCCGAATTCATACAAGAAAATAAACAAATTATATTTAGAGAAGGTCAAACAAAAGGAATAGGATGGATTACTAAACTAATTAATTAATTATTTTAGTAAATATTTTACCTCTTTATTAAATTTGAATTTTGTTGTCCCTTCCATAAATTCACCTAATACTGGACCTGGTTTTTTTGGATTTTCTAATACTTTTTGTTTGTCATATAATAAATTGGGTTCAGTAGGTTTACTGGATTTTTTAACAGCAAAATGTATCATTTTACCTTTTATATTTATTTTTTTAAAAGTGAAAGCTTTTGGAACTAATTTTATTCTTCTTTTTTTCTCAGAATCAATATACTCATTTTTAATATTAGGAACAAAAGCATAATCATCTCTACTTGAACTTGAAGGATATTCTAAACATTTAAATTCACTATTAGAACTTTTTGTTTCTTTTGAATTTATTTCACAATCAACAGATGTTTCTTTTATCAAATTAAGAAATTCAGTCATAATTTTTTTCTTTTTTTGAGAAATATCATACAAAACTTGATCTGATGATAAACCACCTTTATCGTCTAATATAGTTAGATCTGATTTTAAATCTTCCTTTGTTATTACACTTAAATAAGTATAAATCTCTACAGTTCTATCTTTTGGGGGTAATTGTAAATGTGAACCTACACGAACAGCTCTTCCTTTAACTTGTTGGGTTCTTATAGGATTCCAATATGGTTCAACAACATGAACTTGCCTAACATTTTGTAAATCAATTCCTTCAGCACCTGATTTAGTAGTCATTAGAATCTTAATAACGTCACCATAAATATTATTTTGCCCTTCTAATTGTTTACGTAAAGTAGTTGGCAATAATTCAAATTGATTATTATAAACCTTTCTGATAATATCACTTTTTTCTTGATCGCCGCCCCAAAAAGCAAATTTAGGTTTATCTTTATCATCTGGGTGTTGTAATACTTGTATATATTCATCATCTTCATTTTTATCAATTAAAAATGGAGCATATCCATTTGCCTTTAATATTATTTCTAATACAGCAATACCTTCTAATGTTTTATATTCCGTATAAATAAAAGATAATCCTTTTATAGCATTACATCTTTTTATAATTTCATTATATTTAGGTGAATATTTTAGAAGTTGTTCTGGATCATCTAAAGTAAATAAATTAAATTTTTCTTCATCTAATTTTTTTAATGCCGCTATTTTATCTTTTTCATATTTTTTATTTATTTTTTTAGATAATGCTCCAGAATCTGATTTTTTAGTATCACCAACATTATTTAATTGTTCATCTATCTCAACTTCTTCATCTTGTTCAATATCACTTAATTCTAATTTTTTAGCATTTAATTCTGCTAATTTAGATTCTATTATTTTTTTAACTAAGTCATTTTCTTTCATTTTTTCAGGTTCATCAGATTCGTCATTATTAATAATAGATAATTGTGTTACAAATTGTTTAATAAAATAATCTATATCTAATTTACTAAATACAAGTTCGTCAAATTTAAATTCATTATCTCTTATTGTTTTATTAAAATCTTTACCAAATCTTTTTAACCAATCTTCAATATCTTTTTTATCAACCATATTATTATTTTTATATGGTCTTGGCACGGATTCAGGAAATACAAAACTACAATGCATACGTGAATATGCTCTATAACTTGATTTTTTATCATCAAATACTTCACCACTATCTGATTGTGAAGAATTACTTCTTTTAGGTGCTTTAGATTTTGCTTTTCCAGTAGTTTTTTTACTTTTATCTTGTTCTATTTCGGCTTTTCTAACAACACTATAAGCCAAAAACTGGTATTTACTCATAGGAATTAATTCTTCTTTATCTGCTATAACAGTTGGTAATAACGCTTTATTTTGTGTTTTAAAGTGAGATGCTAATCCAATCATTCTCGATTGTAAAAGCATTGGATTTTTTAATTCATTTTTGGCTTCATTATAAAATAAAGTCATAAACTCTTCTTCGTTTTCTGGAAAAGCAGTAAATCTGTTTTTAACAATAGCAATATTATAATCTAATTTACTACAAACTTCTTTTAATATAGATTTGAATTGATCTTCATTTATATTATTTATATCTGAATATGTTATACCACCTTTAACACTAATAAAACCTTTAGGATTTCTAACAATGTTAATTATATTATCTCTTTTTTTAGGTATTATTTGATCGATTAAATTTATTTTTTTTAATTCATCAAAAACATCGTCGTATGATGCTTTAGAAGATGGTTTTTTAATAAGAGTTATTTGATAACTATAAATATATCCTCTTAGTAAATTAAATAATTGACCTGCTTCATATAAATTATTAATAACTGGTGTTCCAGATAAAAATACTAATTTTAAATCTGTTGCTTCCATTATAAGTTCCTTTAATCCAGATGCGCGAACTCCTGGATATGCTTTAGACATCGCATTAGTTAAATTATGAACTTCATCAAATATAACTAATTTATTATCAAATACTCTATTTTTATTCATTGTTTCTAATTTAGTTTTAGTTAAACCATCTAAATGATAAAAAGAATATTTTGTTTTTATTAATGCTTCTATCTGAGCATTTAAACTTTCTTGTTGTCTACCAGTTAATTCATCAAAATTTGCTGGTTTAGTAAAATCAATAAACCAAGCACCATTATATTTAGATATTACACTTTGAGGAATACCTAAAAACTTAGCATAAGGTATCATAGGATCCGTTGTATTTGAAAAATCATGCCATACCCAATGTTGATTTAATCTAAACATCTCAAATCCACATTTCATTAAATTTACTTTAAAATTCTTAACTAAACTTTTAAAACAAACAATAGCTATATTTCTATGACTTCTAAAACCTTCTGCTATAGCAATAGACGCGCATGTTTTTCCAACCCCCAACCCATGAAATAACAAAATTCCTCTATATGGACTGTTATTATTTAAATAATCACGTATTAATTTTTGATGATTAAATAAATCAAACCCGGAACTTGATGTCTTCATAGAATCTTTTATTGCTTTATATGGTTTATATGTTTTATTAAACCATTCTGGATAGGTCTTTCTATTAGGTAATTCCCAAATTTTTATATCTAAATTATCTTTTTTAGGTATCATATATTTTTTATTTACTTTTTCTGGATTAAATTTTACTTTTAATATTTTTTTGGATTTTTTTGTTATTGGTTTCATAGTCATACCATTAAGCATGCCTTCAAATTTTAATTTTGTTGCTACATTATTTTTTTTTTTTTTAGATTTAGTATAATCACAATATGCGTATGCGTTCATTTCTTGTGTTTTTTTATTTACTTTTGTAGCACACCAATCTCCCTTTTTACCAGGAAAACACTCGTTGTAAACAGTATCTTTATATTTAAAAGGAAAAATACATTGACCATTACCTAAACTAACAGTTTTTGAGTCTAAAGATAATGCTTTTTTAGATTTAGGTGATGTAAGACTTACTTTAACTTTTTTACTCATATAATAATAACAAATAATTTAAATTTAATTTATAATTTTTAAATTAATTAAAGTATCTTTACAAGCGTATTGTTCTGCTTTTTTTTTAGATTTACCTATACCAGTTCCCATAATTTTATCTTCGTCATCTAATACATTCACAGTATATAATCTATCATTTAATCCTCCTTCAACTGTTGGTTCACTAAAATTAATAGGACTATTAAATGTTTCACTAAAATATTTATTTAACATTTCTTTATAATTACTTTGTTTTAAAATAAGTTCTGAAAAATCAACATGTTCTTCTATAACATGCATAATAAATTTTTCACAAATCTGAAATCCTATTCCAGAATAAAAATTATCTAGTAAATTATAATTATCTATTTCATTAAAATCTAAAAACATTGCTCCTACAAATGCTTCAAACATATCTTCTAATATATGTTGTGATGTTCTTCCTTTACATTTGTCTTCAATATGACGAGACATAATTGCAAACTCACCAAATCCTAATTTATTGGCCAAAAATCCCAACATTTCTCCATTAACTAATTTTGTCCGCATTTTAGTTAAAAATCCTTCATTTTCATCCGGAAATCTTTCATATAAATATTTGGCTACAACCACACTAACAACAGCATCACCCAAAAATTCTAAACGTTCATAATCATGATCCATTAATTCTAATGCTCCTTCAGGCTTAGAAGCCAATACAACATTTTCTCCTATCTCAGTTGGTGCTTTTTTAGTATAAGAACTATGAATAAAAGCTAATTGATAAAATTTTGTGCTATGAATTTTATCATTAATATCATATTTTTGTAAAATGGTGTGAATATGATTTTCTGTGAGTAGTTTATTATTAAAATTATAAGGATTCACTATAACTTTGATTTCTTCCATGATGTATATTTTTATTAATATCATATTATTTTAAATCAATTTTAAAAATTGATTTAAAATAATAAAAACAAAATTATTAATTAATAAAATGACTACTCATGTTAATCTTGGAATGATAAATATGCGTATTAATAAAGAGCACGCTATTGCTTCTGGGCAAACTTTTCTAAATAAACATCCTGATTTTCAAAGAGATTATGATGCTTGGGATGATAAACTTAAAACTAGATTTGTTGAAACAATGTTAATAGGAAGAGCAATGAATCCAATATGGACCATATTAAATCCTGATGATGGTTCTGAAGAAATATTAGATGGAATGCACCGTATAACAACAGCAACAGATTTTTTAAATAATAAATTTAGATTAAATGATAAATATCTAACAGACGAATATAAAAAATATAACAAAAAAACTTTTGATGATTTTGAACCTGATGATAAAGCAAAGATAAGAAATTATAATTTTACATTTAATAATTTAGATTCTAGTTATAGAACTGATATAAATAAAAGAAAGGATATGTATGAAATTTTAAACCGTTCAAGTAAAACTTTAAATGAATTTGAATTTAATAAAGTTTTATATAATCCATTTTATGATATTATTTCAGAATATAAAGATAATTTAAATAAGTTCTTTCAAAAACCTGATAAACGAGGTAATATTGAAATGGAAATTATAGGTTGTTTGGTTTTATCTTCTGATTTACCTACAAGTTGGTCTTCAATTAATACTTTAATAGATAATTATTTAAAGAAGAGTATTGGTGAAACAGAAGAAAATGTAAACATATTCTTACAAAATAATACACACGAAATTAAAAATAAATTAGATTTAATTTCAAAAATTATTACTAGATTTGAAAGTAATAAAATTTTTAGTAAAGATAGGAGAACATTTACTAAACTTTTTATACCATATAAGTTTATAATTTGTAGATTATATTACAAGTTAAATGATATATCTATTTTCAATAGACATATTGAAGATATTCTTATAGATTTAAAAAATAAAATTTTAGATATTGATGATATTGAAAGAACTTTAGATTGTAAATCAAGAAATGCTATATTTCAAAAAAAATTAATTAATTTTATAGATGAAATTATAGATAAACATTATAATAAAGATGATACAAATAATAATAGACTATTTAGTAAAAAAATGATAAATGAGAAACTTAAAGAACAAGATTATAAATGTAATGTGTGTAATTGCGATTTAACAAATATTCTATATGATGGAGATCATATTAAAAAATGGTGTAATGGAGGTAAAACAGAAATATCTAATTTACAAATATTATGTAAACCTTGTCATTACAAAAAAGATTAATTATATTATTATTATTTTTGATGTAAACTCTTTATTTTTTATTTAGTTTTTTTAAAACTTTGTTTCTAATATTCTTAGGTAAATTATCTAATAATTTACAATGATTTATTTTACATTTTGCTATATTTTGATTTTCAACTTTACATTCTTTTTCTATACAATTTAATATATCTTTAGTTTGTGTTTGTATACTATTTATATTTGGTTTACAATTTTTAACTAAACACTTTCCTAAATTTATATTCGCTTTAATATTTTTAGATTTTTGTGATTTTTTCACATTATTTAATTCTTTTTTACATTTACTAGACAAACATTTTTTTATTTTAGACGCATTATTTTTTAATGATTTATTTTTTTTCAAACTATTAACATTATTTTTACATTTTTGTATTATACATTTTTGCGATAAATTTATTTGTTTTCTACATTTATTTTTACAACTTTTATTCATATATATATATATATATATTTGGTCTAATCTTTTTTAAAAAATTTTATTATTTTTATTTAGTTATAAAGTTTTAATTATAATAATAAGTAATGAATTTCAATTTAATTAGAACCGGTGGATCATCTATAATCTTAGGACCTGGACATTATGGTGATTTTTTACCAAAAAAAAAAAATAAACTATTAAAGATAACAAAAATATGCGATACACATAATGAATTTAAATATTTAAATATTGTTCATTTAATACCAAATAATAAAGATTATTATTCTATACCTGATGAAACATCATATATTCTAAATAAAAATAATAGTTTCTATACTTATATTAAACTATTAGTTAGAAAAGAAAAAATGAATATTTTTGATAATGTATTATATTGTTATTATATAGATTATGCTGGTGAGCAAGATGTTCATTTCACAATAAATGATTTATATAATAAAGGTTATTCTAATATTTGGTGTTCATATAAAAAGATATTAAAATTTACAAAACATATTTTAAAAGGATTATCTTATCTTCATGAACATAAAATATGTCATTTAGATATAAAGGCTGAAAATATTATGGTATTCAATAATTCATTTAAAATAATAGATTTTGGTTTTAGTTCAAAAGAACCATTTGATGATTTTGTATTTAATATCAGAGGAACACCTGGTTATTTTCCTTGCCAATTTTTAACACAAAAATTTTCTCCAATATTTCCTAAAATAGAAACAAATGACTTAATTAAAATAAACTATCAAGTCCCTATGATTAATAATAGAAAATTAGTATATAAAATAGATAGTTATTGTTTTGGACGTCTATTATATTGTTTAAACTTTGTGTATACTGATATAAAAACATATTGTTGTTTCAATTATGAAACACAATCCCAAACTAAATTGAAAAATATTATAGACAGTTTACTAAATAAAAATGTTTTTGATAGAATAACTATACAACAATGTTTAGTTAAATACTTTTCTTAAATTTATTTAATTCATTTTCTTTTTGATGTATTTCATCTAATAATTTAAACTTTCCTATAAGTTCTAAAACATATGTATTTTCTTTTATTTTATTTAATGAAATATCTAAATGTTCTTTATTTTGAAAAATAAATTGAGATTCTTTCTCAAGAAAATCTAATATTTTTGTTAATTTAGTTTTTTCATCAAACTCTGTATTTATAACTTTTAAACACTTATAAATATATTTTATATCTATCTGTTCATATAAATCAATAAGTTGATCTTCCATATTTTCAATTTTTGTTTTATTTTCTTCAGATAAATTTTTTTTATATTCTAAATTAGTGTTTGATTTAAAAAAAGAATCATAATAACTTTTTAAAGCATAATAAATTCTAACTGAATACTCCCAAAACCCCATATTATAATAATAAATAATATTAAAGAATTATTAACACATTAATTTAATTAATTATGTATTTCGCAATTTTTGAACATGTTAAAAACTTTAAATTAAGTGATAATATATCTAATTACTTTAATTCAAATGTGAATAATAATAAAATTTTTGATGAAGATATGTTAGAATTCATTATTTGGTAAACGCTTAAAGAATTATTGAACTATTTAACTATTTATGACAGATTACGGATCATTTAGTTCTATATCTTGTTATTTTAAGCAACCTATAGATATTGATTACTACTGGAAATTTCTTATTATAATTGGATGTTATTATATACTTCCATCTCTACAATTTGTTTTTTATCAATCAAAAGATATAACTAATTCAACGTGTTATTATAATAATTTATGTAAACATGATTTCTATTTTATCCCAGCATTTAATAATCTAATATCCAATATATTTTATATTATATTTGGATTAATTTTTATAATTATTGTTAGATTAAAAAGTAAAAATAATGTGGAGTCTCTAGACATTCCCATTAATAATAATCCGGCTTTATATTATAGTCTTGGTATTTCCCTAATTTTTGAGGGTTTATGTTCAGCAATATTTCATATATGTCCAAGTATATTAAATTTTCAGTTTGATACAACATTTATGTTTTTAGGAACTATGCTTACATTTATAACAATATATCAAAAACGACATATGGCTCCATCTCCTATGAGAATATACAGTTTTTCTGCTTTATTAATTTTAATTAATACTATACCTCTTAGCGGTTTAAGTAATGGATTTGATATATGGTTTTGGGGAGCAATATTTTTATTAATGGCTTATTTAATGATTTTCGGTTCAATATATTTATATTATGATGAGGAATATGATATTGAATCATTAACATTTAGAGGTCTCATTACAAAAATTAAGAATATAAAACAACATGATATTCCTAAATTAATATTAATAATAACATTAAATGGTTCTACATTAGCTATGTATATATTTGCTACTATTACTAAACCTAATTTTACTGATTGGTTATTAGGTGTATGTATTATAAATTTAATAGTATATGTTTTGTATTATGTTATTCAAAAAATAAAAAATAAAGAAGAAATAAATAAACTCATATATATTTGGTTATTAATTGATGGAATAATAATGAGTCTATCATTAAAATTCTTTTTTATGTCTGTAACTGATAAATTTCTTCCTATACCTGAATCAAACAAATTAAATAAACCATGTGTTTTATTTGATTACTTTGATTACCATGATATTTGGCACATTTTATCATCTATAGGTTTATTTATTTTTATGAATATTATATATTTTATGGACTCAAAAACTCCCAAAAATATAATTATAT